TTGCCACATCGATTCCGGCATCTGCGTAGATCAGGCCGTCGCATTCAAGGACGCCGCCAATCAGCACATCTTTCCCGACGAGGGAATGGCCGGTCGCCACAAGTATATCCCCTCCGATTTGCAGGGGTTTATTTTGAGCCGAATAATTCATGATCCTTTGGCCGTTTGTCCCATCTGTCGCGCATATTGCAAGAACATCACGGGCGACGCCGATTGAGCCGTTAGTAATATCCGATCCCGAATTATGGATATTTCTGTCTACTTGGACGGTATTTGCATCAATTAGGGCGATCACCCGATACAAGCCAACCGTTGCACCAGTCCCTCCGGTAACAATCAAAAGAGAGCCGACAAGCGAAGTCCCCCCAAATCCAAGGGCAGTGCCGAGGCCAGTCTTGATGGCGCGGTCCTTATTGGCCGTCGGGAATGTGACGCTCGTATAAGTTCCGATCCTCGCTCCACCGAAGACAGCAGGGCTCTCTGTCAGCAGAGTCGCATGTAAAGAAGAGACGGGAGCATAGTTCCATATGCCTACGTTTCCAGTGTTTGCATCTACAAATAGTTTCACGGCCTCTCCATAAGTTACTAGACCGACACCATTGCCATCATAGTTATCACTGGGTTTAATCAATGTTGATCCACTGCCGCCACCGAGCGCGCTGGAATATAGGATACGTCTGATCCCACTCGAATATAACTTTGCTACTCCTTTGCCCGCTGGAACAACGATATCTTTAGAAAAAATTAAGTACCCACTGGGATCAATGAACGCGCAGAGCGTCATATTGTCGCAATAAAGTCCTCCTGATAATTTAATGGCATTCCCAACATTCAGCATGCCAGTGTTAGCCTGCAAAGGTGAGACGGAGACACTCGTGATCTCAAATCTTGATGATATTGTTAAAGGAAAAAATGACATGCCGCCTGTGGATTGGGCGAGAATGAAATCAACGTATGTCCCTGGTGAGCTTATTGTTCTGCCATTTATGTCAGTAAGTGACCACGTGAATGAACCGGAAGAGAGAGATGAAACTACAAGTATTACCTTATACAAAACTCCTGCCTGCAAACCAAAGCTGGTGAGGCTGCTGAGAGTGTTCATTCCATTTGCATTTTTATTAAGCGTCCCACCTGACAGGTCCCAGCCGGCTGTCACTTGCCAATAATCAGGTGTAAGCGGCGGAGCAATGCTGGCGCCGATTGTTCCGTTAATTGTTAAATTATGGCCATAAACGTTCGAGCCTATCTGGATATCACTCATGATCGGGGCGCCGATGATCCACTGATCGTTGGCCTCGTCGTAGTAGGATGTGGTTAATGCACCAAAGTTAATTCGGCCCTTAGTGAGATTACTGGAAGATCGCAGATTAAGGTTATCTCCAGACCCAGTTCCGCCAATTAGGACCTGACCGCCAGTCCGGCCGGAGAGAAGGGCATATTGAGTATGGTCATCGTCAGAAAGACCCCCAATTGATCCATGATCTAAGTTTGATTGATTCACATCAACTGAAGCTCCAACCCCAATTAACGCTCCGGTTCCTGTTCCACCAATAGTTATTTTGTTTGAGCCAGCAGTGAGATTACCTTTTATGACAGTTGGCTCGAATCCAGTATGCCCCGCCGATGCGTAATTGAGATTCAGAAGATCAGAATGTGATATCTTTCTGCTATCAATTCCATCATGATGATGCCCGCCCGTAGTATGACGAACCATATAATCGAGAGAAGTCGTAACAACGGAATTATCAATACCGACTTTCGCTTCAAGGTTATTTATGTGAGCAGCTATGATGTCAGTTCCCGAAGAACCATCAATGGCATTGGTTAATTCGTTTGGAAAAGGCATATTGACCTCTTAGAATCTTTTTAATTTTTCTTGTTGAAACTCAAACGATCCTGAAATATCTCTTCTCTCGATCTGACCATATTTATATCCAGTACCGAATTTAATGCCAGTTCCATATTTAATGCGTCTTATTTCTTCTTCTTCCGTGAAAGAATGCAATTTGTCCTGTTCGTAATCAAAATCGTTCATAAAATTTATAAAGATCCGTAATAGGGTTTAACTCGCTGCGGAGGAACCCTGAGCCAATTCATAGCGAGTTTGATTTTGTGCTTGTTTTCTTCAAAAATCCTCCGATGATCATCTGCTTTCTCTTTATCAAGGCATTCAGAATCTTGTTTCATATAGGCTTCTCTAAGAATCCCATCAATTAAATAAGAGTGAAAATCAGCCCTGATCTCAGGAGACTGAGTATCAACATCCCCTATCGTAAATGTCTGGACTGGAAGCCTCGAAACCGTAAGATACAGGGTTTTTTGAACCTTTTGGATGATTCCCCCCGTGGTTACGGTTTCATTTACCACGGTTTCACTTACAGTAGTCGAGTCAATACCAGGAAGAACAATGGTAAAAGTCTTAGGAATGGCCGTGGTTCCATTCAGCGTAGTGCCAGAAACAACGATATGGTCTCCAGCCACCAAATATGTAGAGAAATTGGCCCCTACCTGTCCAATGGTCTTAGAAGAAGCCACAAAGGTAAAGGCTCCAGAGAAATACCCCGTAGTCTCGGGATCCGGATATCTCACGATTCTGAGGAATCCCTGCCCATAATCGGGTATGATACAGGAAATCTCCCCCATCTGAGTTCTCCAATAAGGAATATTTTCATCAACCCAAGCAATATCTTTTACATCGATAAGAGTCTCCGTGGGGTTCCCTGTGGTAGGATCATAGAAAATCGCATGGACGGGATTATGAATTTCAAGGATTCTTGAATCCATGGCATAGGTATGTTGCCCAGAAAGGATGGGAATTTGCGTGATGGCAGTAACGCTTACTTCTTGGATAACCCCTGTCTCTCGGCAGAGTTCAGGGTAAGTCCGATTCAAATGACGAAGGAGTTCTTCATCACTCCAGAGATAAGGTATTTTAATATCATGGAGATAGTCATTTCTGGTTGCCCAGAGAATCTCTGAAACAAGCATGGAACCTCCTACATTGCTGCCGTTCTACCAGATTCTACCCACAACGTTCCGTCTTTACATACAAAATTGACTACAAAAACTTTTCCGCTTGCCGTTCCCGTTGACAGCGTGCCAGCTACTTTGAAATTGGTTCCGAATGTCAGAGTATAGGCCGTCGTTCCAGAGGTAGTAATAATGATGCTTACCCTTTGCCCGGCGATTCCCCCACTGGCATTGAAGGTGCAGGCTCCAGTTGGAGTAACAGTGAACACACTAACGGTTCCCATGTTCAGAGTCATGGTCCCCGTTGTTGCAGGAGTCGCACTCGCCCCCAGTAATGCTCTATGAGCTACCTGTTCACCTTGGACAGTCATTCCTACACCGCCACGTCATCGTAAGAAACTGCAAATTTCCCAGCCGAATCTCTTTGGACAGCCACAACCTTGAATTGCCCTGAAGTCGGAGAAGTCTTGACATAACCTCTTGCTGTGTCAGCCATAGCATCCAAGTTAGCCTTGGCCTGCCCCGCTACAACTTGGGCATTGACAATTCCCGCCGCCGTCGCTAATTCGGAAGTGGTCAGCTTATTTCCATCCGTCTCGCCATTTAATTTAGATTTAATGGCTCCTGCCGCTATCTTAGCAGCATCAACTTCGAGAGCTGCGATTGGACGAGCCGCAGCCGCCACGCTTCCGGCCCTTGTGATTTGGGCTGAAGCAGAGTTGACTTTTCCCACAATCTGATCGTCTGTGTAGGATTGGGCATTAGGATCAAGAACCATTGTTTGAATTGCCATCTTACTCCTCCTTATGGTTCAGGATTTTCATCAAAATCAACTTTTAACTTCCCTGAATCAACATAGATATTTTTTACTTTATTCGCTCCGGAAGGTGGACAACTTGAAAGAATATCTTCAAGTTTAGATAAAATAGAGTCCAGCTTGATGGTATGTAAATCCAAGATTTCCCTTAATTCCGATGCCGCTACTCTTGCAGCCTCCGCCTTATCTGCCGCACCATATACATTTTTAAGCAAATAAGAAAAGGGATATCTTACTGGGAGAATACCCTGACCGTAACAAACTCTACAAATCTCACCATCTTTGAATCCCGTTTTACCACAATTCGAACAGTCACTATCATCTGGCATATAATCCTCACTAAAGGGCAGGAAGTAGAATTAACTTCCCGCCCAAGAGAGAGATTATGTTTCAATCGGCGTAGCACCACCAGCTTGTCCGTCTCTATTATTGACGAACGAATGACTTGCGGTCCCACCAGCCAATCCTTGACCTGTTCCGACTGCACATCTGTTACCAAGCGCACAAGCACCCGCAAGCACCTGGACGGCTACGGTAATCGTTCCACCACCAACTGCTCCAGCACCACCTGATTCAGAAATATCATTATCATTGGTCATTCCACCAGATGACTCATTGATAATCCCATAATCCATCACCATTCCGTTGTGGCAAGATATTTCGTTTTTGCACACATCAACAGGGCCTCCCAATCCTTTGTTAATTGCAGAATTGAGAACACCAGCAACCCAAGTAGTGAATTTATTGTGATGGATTCGGCCATAAGAGTTTGCATTGCCTTCAGCGCAATTGATGATGTCAATGTCCGATCCACCAACCATGTGGAAATAGTTATGATGGATATTGCATCTCCACACTGATCCAGGAACATAAACCGATGAATAACCGTCTTTATTGATAATCTGGAAACCTCTCAGTTCTCCATAGGCTTCCATTCGAACCGCAGGATAGGCTCCGGTTTGTGTTAATGCCGCAGCTCCCAATCCCCCAACTTCATATCCATCCCCATTAAGAGCTACTAAATGAAGTGAGGATTTCCCAGCACATGATAGTTGAGCGGTCAAGTTGTAGTTTCCCGTTCCAACGATGATATAATCGTTTCTGCCTCCTTTGGCAGCGGCTATTGCAGCAGCAATGCCCAATCCATTGCCAGCATCAGAATAAACTGATTTGGAGCCATCAGGATAAACAAATAGATGGCTATCCATAAAGCTCCTATAGAATGCTTTGGATGATTGAATGACCCAATAAATATTTCCTACATCAATAGCTCCGAATTGATAGAATAGATTTCGTACTATTTGATCATATTCGACTCTCCAAGCCATAATAAACCTCCTTTTTTATTCACGTCGGCTTCGCTTGCTCCGCTCGTTACTTAGGAGGGGGACTCGATTAAAAGTCCCCCTCATCAAAATTGTTTATGTCCATGCTGTTGGCTCTGCTTGCGGGACATCTGCGAAGTGACAGAATAAGAACAAATCGAAAATGCCCGTCAGAAGAGCCGTTGCTGTTCCACCAAACGTCAATCGGAGCTTTTTCACTGCCGAATACACCTTTGTGGCCGCTCCGAAGGTATCCCCAACAACTGTCCCGGTATATCCTGCTGTTTTGAGATCTGTGGCCGCCGCAATATAGCCACTCTCGTTATCCTCATCCCCGACTCCCATCGTGGCTGACCCACCAGCAGCCGTTGTCGTTGCCGCTGTTACAACCCGAAGAAGAGCACCCGTGATCTGACATCCAATGGGAATGTTCCAGATATCCAATTTGTCTGGGGTGGATGGATTAATCGCTGCGCCGAGTGAGGCCAAAACAGTTTCGACATTGATATGAAAATGAACAACACCAAATCTTCCCTGGCCTTCAGGGTATTTAACTCCACCCTGTGCCCACTGTGGAAATGCTACTCCGCTGTGAGTTGTCATGCTTACTTACCTCCTTTTTTCAAGAATCAATCCTCTTGACCTTCACTATCAGGTCAAAAGAGGAGCTGCGTAAACAAATCCGATTGCTGATGGTTTGATCACCTTTCGCCCGAAGACATGGAGGGATTTGATGAACTTCCCAAAGGTCGTCTCGGGGTTATCGATATAGTTCGTTTCTGTAAACTGGCTTGCGAAGGTCAGGCCGTATTTATGTCCGAAGAGAGGATAGAAACAGAGTTGCCCTGTCGTAGAGTCGGTTGCCTTCGGAAGTAAATTGCTTGCGTAGAGAGTGAAGTTCAGGAGCCTTCCGAGACGACCGCTTCTGAGGGCCGAAGTCCCATCTCCCATCATGGAAGCGTCTTTGATGTCGGATGTCTTTAAGAGCATCGCCATGATTCTTGGCATGACAAAGAACCAATCCTCATCATCCGGGACATTCTGCTCTCCGAGAACCGCTTCACACATTGCCAGGAGCTTAATCATGTTTGCAGTTGTCGCCTGAAATGGAGCCCCAGCAACGCCGAGGTTATAAAGACCGCTGATCTTACCGGCAGTCGCACCGTAGTTATACGAATCGCAGAGACTCACGCTGTATGGGGATGTGCCTACGAAATAGGCAAGAACATCAGTATCGATCTTGATCTTCTCATTTTTAGTGGCCCCATCTGCCCACTGGCTCATGAGGCTGATATCGGACTGATACTTATCGATGGAGTCGATACCAAAGTAGAAGTGAGTGTTCTGATCGATATCCAACTCGACGGCTGGGGACTCGATCCTGTCCGGGGGCTTGAGAGTGCCACCCTTTTGATACTCGTTCAGGTAAACCGGCACATCGCCTTCGGTTCTGATTTCAACCTTGGATCCCATGCCCTTAATCTCGCCCTCATAATTCGTGTTACTTATATGTGTTAAAACGGTAGCTGGATACCACCGTTTAACAAGCATCTTCGACCACATGACCGGGATAAACTTACTTGTCCCAGTTGGACCATAATCGGGCATACCTGCTACACGTCCGAATGATGTTGCCATAGTTAGTTACCTCCTTGTTTGGTTAGCCGCTATTGATGATTCGTATCAATGCGGCCTCACGTTTATCGTATTCTTTTTCTCTCCCTTCCCATCGACCCTTGCCAAATTCATTCCCTATCTTATCGTACTCGAGTGTAGCTTCTTCTTTGGTCATCTTTCCATATTCGGGGAATGGGCTTTGGGCCGGAGGATTAGGATTGGACGGACCGCTCGGTTTAGGAGCGGCTATTCTGTTTTTAACTTTTGGATTGTTAGGATCGATCTCTGATTTTTCTACCGGAGGACTTTCATTTTCTTTTTTGAATGCGTTCAGATAATTTATATAGGTTCTTGAATCCCGTTTGTTCCACGCATTGATGAAAAAATCCCCCCGTGTAAATCCCGACAATCCTTCCGGTTGAGACAAAAACTCTTGAAATTTAGGATTATTTGCAATCTGGTTATAATCTTTATGGGCGGCATTGACTGCATCCCAAAATATTTCATCTCTGTTTTTTACAATCGTTGTAGAAAATTCTCCCCACAGCTTCGCGTTCTCTTCCTCAAATGCCTTTCTTTCGGCCTCCAAAGTTTCCTCCATAGCCCCAGTAAGGTTTTCAAATACTTCAGGAGCCAATTCTGATTTTAGGGCTTGCATTTTTGGATTTTCCCGCAAAGAAAACTTTTTAGGCTTTCCATCTTCGGGTTTAGATTTTTTAAGTCCTTCGACTTCTTGCTGAAGGTTTTGAATGGTCTGGTAAAGAAAAGCATTCTGGCGACGGAATTCCCCAGTCTCCGTATTGTACTTCCCTTCCAGAGTTTTATACCTCTGCTCGGATTTCTCCAGATCCGCCTTTGAAACCATCTCGGGAGGTTTCTCGGCAGGAGTTTCTACTGGGAGTTCTATCGGCTCTTCGACAGGAGATTCAATCGGCTCTTCAACCGGTGCACCTTCAATTGGAGGCTGACTTTCCCTTGCCTTTTTTTGAGCCTCAAACATCTTTTCCAGTTCCTTATTGCTTTCCTCTACGCTTTTTGGATAATTGGTATATTTAT